TTCTGCTGTCGCCCCGAATGGGATTCCGCTGGTATGCGGACGAGGATCACAACATCGTGGCCCGCGACCAAGAGAGCAGGGCCGGCATCTTCACCGTGAACATCCCCAGGTACGCGGAGAGCACCGAGGAGCAGCGCCGGAACCGGGTCATGCCCGACATCACCTGGGAGGCATTGCTGTGCGGCGCTGTCCATCAGGTCAAGACCAAAGGCGTCCTCCGTGCGACGCTCTGATAGGAGGTAAAAAGCTATGCTGAAGAACTATGACCCGCTGAAAGTGAACGTTGCCTACAACGGCAGACAGCTCCGTATGTTCGGCGACAGCCTGTTCACGCTGGCCCGTGACGAGGCCAACCACTCGATGAAGAAGGGCGTCAAGGGCGACACCACCTACATCATGAATGCGAACAAAGCCGGCAAGCTGACCATCACGCTCCAGCAGGAGTCCCCGGACATCCCCTACCTGGAGCAGTGCGCCGAGAAGAGCGTCCAGGCCAACCTCGCCATCACCGACGCCAACGACAACGGCAAGATTTTCTTCGCCCAGAACTGCATGGTGGAGAAGCTGCCCGATATCGTGCGCGGCAAGGACGCCCCGGACGTTCAGTTCGTGTTCCTGATCCCCGATATCCTCATCATGTGATGAAGGCCGGGAAACACAGCAGCCACAAACACAGCAGGCGGGGCCGGAACGTGATACCGTTTCGGTCCCGCACTCAAAATTATATGGGAGGTTTTACCATGGCAAGACAGAAGACTATCATCGTGAACGATGTGGAGTACACGCTCCAGAGCGCGAGCTTTTCCTGGTACACCAATCTGACGGACCTGTATATCCGTCCCGCCAGCGGCCGGAAGAACACGGCGAAGTATGCCGACGCCCTCATCAAGGGCTGTGTCATCGCCCCCGCCGAGGTCGCCAAACACGGCGTGAAGTTCTTCGACGATCAGGACGACATCGCCACCCCCAGCGAGCTGGTGCGCGAGATTGAGAACTTTCTGTCGGAGCGAGCTGAACCCGGCGGAAGCGCGGAAAAGAGCGCAACGTAAAGAGCAATTCTGGCGCATGGTGTTCTGCATGGGCGGCATCAGCTACACTGAACTCAAGGAAATGGATCTGGCGGAGTTCGCTGAGGCGAAGCAGGCCCGGAGCCTTTGGGAGACCATGTGGAGCAAGGCACCCAGCAAAAGCGAATGAAGAAAGGAGGTATGACTTGTGGACGAGGCTCGTGGCTTATCGTATGGCATAACTATAAGCGCCATCACCGCACAGGCCGAGGAAGGTATCCGTAACCTCTTCGGGATGCTCGGCAGGCTGCGGGCCGAGGCTGCGGGTGATGTTGATATCATCGCTGATACTGAAGAGGCGTCCGAGAACATCCGCCATCTGGCGGGCGACATCGGGCGCCTCCAGTCTGACGCTGACAGCACCGACATCACCGTAGACGCAGACACCGACCAGGCCGAGGAAAGTATCCGGGAACTGACCAGCGACATCGGCAGCCTTGGTGACCGCTCCGCAGACATCGACATTGATGTTGATACCGAGCGGGCGCAGACCGATGTTCAAGATTTGGCAGACCGTGTTACCAACCTCGGCCAGGACCCGCCCGATATTGAGGTGGATGTTAACACAGACCGGGCCCGTTCTGATTTGCAAAATCTGTCCGATGATATTGGGAGCCTTGGGGACGGTGCTGGCGATATCGACATTGATGTTGATGTGGAACAGGCCAGACGCAACATCCGTGACCTGACTGATGATATCGGAGACCTGGAAGACGACGCCGGCGGCATCGGTTCTGTCTTCCGTAAGTCATTCCTCGCTGGGATAGACAGCGGCAACAGCCTCTCCTCGTCTCTCCGCTCCGGCGTGGGCGGGGCCATCACCCATATTGGCGAAAGGGTGACCGACCTCAAGGAGAATGTTGTCACCAAGATGACGGGCATCAAGGACAGCGTGGTGTCCGGGGCGAGCAGCATCAAGGAAGGGTTCACTCATCCCATAGAGACCATCAAGAACGGCCTTGGCGGGGCGATAGACCACGCCAGGAGCCGGTTTATTGATTTTGTCCGCGGAGCAGGTGAGGCTGCAGACGCCGCGGACGATGTAGGCGATGCGGCGAACGGCGCCAGACCGGATGTTGAAGATCTGGGCGATGCGGCGGAGAATACCGGCGGCAAATTTGAAAAGCTGGGCGACATCCTAAAGGGCATCGGCAAAGCGGCGGCAATCGGTCTGACTGCCGCTACTGTAGCCGTTGGCGGCTTTGCTGCAGCCTCCGTCAATACGGGGATGGCCTTTGATTCGTCTATGTCTCAGGTAGCCGCTACAATGGGCTATTCTGTGGCAGAGCTGAACGACGCCACCTCTGAAGCAAGCCAGAACTTCAGCCAGCTCCGGGAGTTTGCGCAGGAGATGGGCGCGAACACCGCTTTCTCCGCCTCCGAAGCGGCTGACGCTCTGAACTACATGGCCTTGGCCGGTTACGACGCCGAGAAGTCCATGACCATGCTGCCAAACGTGCTGAACCTGGCAGCGGCAGGCGGCATTGATCTGGCCTCCGCATCGGACATGGTGACGGATGCCCAATCTGCGCTGGGGCTGTCAATGGGAGAAACCGCCGACCTCGTGGACAAGATGGCGGCGGCGAGCTCCAAGTCCAACACCAGCGTCCAGCAGCTTGGCGATGCAATCCTCACGGTAGGCGGCACCGCAAAGAACCTGTCCGGCGGCACGACAGAGCTGAGTATGGCTCTGGGCGTCCTTGCGGACAACGGCATCAAGGGCGCGGAAGGCGGAACGGCCCTCCGCAACATGATCCTGTCCCTGTCCGCTCCAACGGACAAAGCAGCGGCCCAGCTGGAAGCGTTGGGTGTAAATGCGTTCGATGCTGAGGGCAACCTGCGCCCGCTGAATGAGACCTTCGGCGATCTGAACGGTGCTCTCTCCTCACTGACGCAGGAGGAGCAAACCCAGGCGCTCAATGAGATATTCAATAAGGTCGACCTAAAGTCCGTAAATGCCATGCTCGGCACCAGCGCGGAGCGTTTCGATGAGCTGGGCATAGCCATTGATGGCGCTTGGGTCAACATGGGTAGCCTGTCCGATTCGCTGTCCGATGTAGGGATCGACCTCACGGCCATGCAGGGCAACCTTGGCAAGCTCGGTATCAGCGAAAAGGCGTTCTCTGACATCCTCAAGTCCTCCGGCGGCAACGCCGAAGCCTTTGCCGATGCACTTCTGGAGGCCGCAGACGCTGGCACATCCCAGGAGGATGTCGTTAAAGCCCTCGGCGGTGACCTTGGGGATCTGCAAACCGCCTTTGACAACACATCGGGCGCGGCGCAGGCCATGGCCGATACCCAGCTTGATAACCTGGCGGGTGATATAACGCTGTTCAAGAGCGCCTTAGAGGGCGCTCAAATTGTTATCTCCGACGAGCTATCCCCATCTCTGCGGCAGTTTACGCAGTTCGGCACAGAATCGGTCACGAAACTCTCGGAGGCTTTCCAAGAGGGCGGTCTGACCGGGGCGATGGGCGCTCTCGGCGGAATCCTGAGCGACGGCCTTGGCATGATCGTCGAGATGCTGCCAACCGCGATTGACGCCGGGATGCAGTTGCTCGGTGCTCTGGGACAAGGGCTACTGGACAACACACCGCTGATCATTGACGCGGCCATCCAGATAGTGACCCTGCTGGGTGACGGAATCCTGAGCAGCCTGCCAGTTCTGGCTGGCGCGGCTATGGAGATAATCGCGGCTCTGGCGTCTGGCCTCGGCGGGATGCTCCCCACGCTGATACCGTCCATGGTCGAGACGGTGATGCTCATGGCCGGGACACTGATAGAGAATCTGCCCCTGGTGATCGACGCGGGGATGCAGCTCATTAGCGGCCTGGCAGACGGCATCATCGGTGCGGTCCCGGTACTTATCGGGCAGTTG